CGCAACGTGCCGATGCCTGTCGGCTACACCGTCAGCTAAGACGGACAGGGAGGGCTTCCTTCGGGCGGCCCTCCCGCCGTTTCCTCTAACCAACGGAGACACCCATGAGCAAAGTGCGCGCAGTACAGCAAGGTTACGACAACTCCACCATCCGCAATGTCGGCGACGTGTTCGACTGGCCGGACACCATCGTCGTCGCCGGCAAGACCGCCGACAACCCGATCCCGGAATGGTGCGAAGCCGTCGAGGACGAGGCCCCCGTGAAGGGCAAGGGCGGCAAGGGCGGCCAGGGCGGCAACCTGGCCTGACCCTACCGGGAAGAACGTAACGCGACGGGGGCCTACGCCCCCGTTTTCGCAGGGAGAAGGCGATGGCAACAACCCTTGGCATCTGGAACCTCGCGCTCGCGCATCTCGGCAAGGACGCGAACGTGTCGTCGCCGAGCGAACTCAGCGCCGAGGCCGCCTACTGCCGCCAGTTCTACGAGCCGGCGCGCGACACCCTTCTCTCGATGCACTCGTGGGCGTTTGCCACCAAGCGCGTCGCCCTGGCGCTGCTCACCAACGATGTCGATAGCTGGCAGTTCTGCTACGCCCGCCCCTCCGACATGCTGGAGCCTGTCGCCCTGCTGTTGCCGGGCGCCATCGACGACACCGACGCCCAGGACTACACGCAGGAACTCAACAGCAGCGACGCGCGGGTGATCCGCACCAACGTCGAGGACGCGGTGCTCAAGTACACCGTGTTGGTTACGAACCCGACGCGGTTCTCGCCACTGTTCGCCAACGCCTTGAGCTACCTGCTCGGCTCCTACATGGCCGGGCCGATGACGCATGACCAGAAGCTGAAGGAAGGGCTCCTGAAGATGGCGCTGTCCATGCTCGGCAAGGCATCGTCGAACGACGCCAACGCGCAGATGAACGAGCTATACACCAACGGCTACGTACCCGACCTGACGGGCCGCACGGCCGTACCAGCGGACGCCACGCGATGAAGCAACGCCCGCTTCTTCGTTCGTTCGCGGGCGGCGTGATTGCCGAGGAACTCTACGGCCGCCTCGACCTGACGAAGAACCAGACCGCGCTACGCACGGCGCTGAACTTTTGGACGCTGCCCCACGGACCGGCGCAGAACCGCTCCGGTTTCGAGTACGTGCTGGAAGTCAAAGACAGCACGCGCGCTGCGGTGCTGATCCCCTTCGCCTACAACACGCAGCAGACCTACGCGCTGGTCTTCAACGCCGGCAAGATTCGCATCCACACGCAAGGCGGCACCCTGCTGGAGGCGACGACGGCGATCTCCGGGGCGACGAAGGCGAATCCCGGCGTCATTACCGACAACACCCACGGCTACAGCAACGGCGACACGATCTACCTGACCGGTGTCGGCGGCATGACGGAACTCAACGGCCGCTTCTTCGTCGTCGCGAATGCCCTGGCGAACAGTTACACCCTCAAGGACTTTGCCGGTAACGCCATCGACACCACCGGCTACACGGCCTATACGGCAGGCGGCACCGCGGCACGGGTCTACGAAGTGGCGATGCCCTATGCCGACGCCGACCTGCCGGACATCCACTACACGCAGTCGGCCGACGTGCTCACGCTCGTACATCCGGGGTACGCCCCCCGCGAACTGCGCCGGTCGGGCGCTGTCTCGTGGGCGCTGACCTCGATCACCTTCGTGCCCACGATCACGGCGCCGACGCCTACAGTGACGAACTCGGGCGCAGGGGCTGTGATCTACCAGTACAAGGTGACGAGCGTTGCGCAGAACGGCATGGAGGAGTCGCTGGCCTCCGCGCCCGCGACCAGCAGCCCGATCAACATTACAGGCGCCACGAAGGCGAACCCCGGCGTGATTACCGCCGTCGCCCACGGCCGCTCAGTCGACGACCCGGTGTATATCTCGGGCGTCGGCGGGATGACGCAACTCGCGGGCGAGTACCTCGTCAACACGGCGCCGGATGCCGACCACGTCACACTGAAGACGCTCGCCGGGGCCGTCGTCGACACCACCGGCTACACCGCCTACACGACGGGGGGCACGCTCGCATTCGCCGGGATCAAGAACAACCTGACGACGGCCGGCAACTACAACACCGTGTCGTGGTCCGCCGCGACTGACGCCGTCCGCTACAACGTCTACAAGGCCCGCAACGGGCTCTACGGCTACGTTGGACAGACCTCGGGCGTCACGTTCAAAGACGACAACATCACGCCCGACGTGTCACGCACGCCGGCAGAGACCGACAACCCGTTCGCCGCGGACTTCCCTGGCGGCGTCGGCTACTACGAGGGCCGGCGCTTCTTCGGCGGCACCCCGCTCAAGCCGCAAAACCTGTGGGGCACCCGGTCGGCAACCGAGTCGAACCTGTCGTACTCGATCCCGACGCGCGACGACGACCGGATCGCGCTGCGCATCACCTCGCGCGACGCCAACACCATCCGCCATATCCTGCCGATGGCGAGCCTCGTCGTGCTCACCTCCGGCGGCGAGTGGAAGCTGGCCCCGCAGAACTCCGACATCCTGACCCCGTCGTCGGCCATGCCGAAGCAGGACGAGGCGCAGGGGGCCAACAACGCGCAACCCATCATCGCCGGCCGCACCGCGCTCTACGCGTCCTCGACCGGCGGCCACGTCCGGCAGTTGAGCTACCAGTGGCAGGCGCAGGGCTACCTCTCCGAGGATGTCTCGCTCATGGCCCCGCACCTCTTTGACGGCTACACCGTCAGGAGCATGGCCTACCTCAAGGCCCCCTACCGCATGGGCTTCTTCGTGCGCAGCGACGGCCACATGCTCGGCCTCACCCACTTGCCCGAGCAACAGGTGAATGGCTGGCACGAGCACAGCACGGCGGGCAGCTTCGAGTCCGTGTGCGCGGTCAATGAGGGCGACGAGACCGCGCTCTATGCCTTGATCCAGCGCACCATCAACGGCCGCAGCGTGCGCTACATCGAGCGCCTGCACTCGCGCCGCTTCGCTACCCAGGCCGACGCCTTCTTCGTCGATGCCGGGGTCTCCTACTCAGGCGCCGCGGCTACGGTAATCAGCGGCGGCTACCACCTCGTCGGCGAGAAGGTCAGCGCACTCGCGGACGGCGCCGTGTGGCGCAACTTGACGGTCGACAGCCAGGGGCGCATCACGCTGCCCAAGCAGGCCAGCAAGGTGCAGTACGGCATCCCGATCACGGCCGACCTGGAGACGCTGCCCCTCGGCTACGAGTCGCTGCCCGCTTTCGGCACCGGCACGATGCAGAACATCGGCGAGGCGTACCTGCGCCTCAAAGAGACCGGCGGTATCCAGATCGGCCCGGCCTTCGACAAGCTGACGCTGCTCAAGCAGCGCACCGACGAAGCGCCCGGCACGGCGCCGCGCCTGCTCTCCGGCCTCTACCGGCACACCACGCTGGCGAACCTGGCCTACGACGCGACGTTGTGCGTCCGGCAGGAAGACCCGCTGCCCGTCACCATCTCCTCGATGACCCTGAACGTCGATGTCAACTAGCCTGCGCATTGCCACCGAAGCCGACCTGTCGGCCCTCGTCGAGATGGGGCGGAGCATGCACGCCGAGAGCCCGCGCTTCAGGCACCTCGACTTTTCGGCGGAGAAGGCCGCGCGCTTCGCTCTGGCATTGATTTCCAGCCCGGAGGGGAGGGCGGTTATCGCGGAGAAAGACGGGCACATTGTCGGAATGTTTTTGGGCTTCGTGACGGAGCACTACTTCGGCGGCGACCGGATGGCGTCCGACCTGGCCCTCTACGTCGTTCCAGAGGAAAGGGGCGGTACGGCGGGGGTGCGCTTGATTAAGGACTTCGAGGGGTGGGCGCGCGAAACCGGCGCCGTCGAGTGCGTGATCGGGGTTAACACCGGCCTGACGGTAGAGCGCACGAAGGGCCTGCTGGAAAAGATGGGGTACGCGATGTCGGGAGTCACGATGCGAAAGGGTTTCGACCATGTGTGATCCGGGAACGATCAGCGGTCTAAGTCTCGGGGGGCAGGCGGCGGGGGCCATTGTGGCGGCGATGGGCGCCGCCAACGGCAGCAACGCGGCGAAGCAATCCTATGAGTACCAGGCCGCCGTCGAGCGCAACAACGCCGCCATCGCGGAATTCCAGGCCCAGGACGCGCTCAACCGCGGCGCACAGGATGTCGTCAACTCCCGGCTCAAGTACGGCGCCGTCAAGGGCACACAACGCGCCCGGCTCGCCGCCTCGGGGGTCGACGTGACCGAGGGGTCGGCGAAGAACATCCTCGACGACACTCAATACATCTCCGACGTTGATGCCGCCACGCTGACCGACAACGCACTACGCGCGGCGTGGGGCTTCCGCGTGCAGGCCGCCACAGCAACCAGCAACAGCGAGATGCTCTCCACCCGCGCAGCGGCAGAGAGTCCGGGCACCGCAGTGCTCACCTCGCTCCTCGGTAGCGGGCGCACGGTCGCCGACTCGTGGTATCGCTACTCGAAGGCGGCCAACACGGGCGGAGGCGGCACCGACCTATCGCTCTATAACCAATTCCAGCCCTAACATGCCGACCGTCCCGACCCTCGACCACTTCAGCGCCGCGCCGAGCCCGATGCCGGGCGTGCGCCAATCGTCCGTCGCCTCGCCGGAGATGTTCGGCGCGGACGCGGCGCAGCAGTCGCGCCTCGGCAATGCGATGCTCGATGCCGGCAGCGCGATGTCGCGGATCGCCGAGCACATGCAGCAACAGATGGATCAAGTGCGCGAGGACGATGCGCTCAATCAGTTGCGCCAGCGCATGCTCGACCTGACCTACAACCAGGAGGGCGGCTACACCCTGAAGAAGGGCCACGACGCGCTGAAGCCCGACGACCAGGGCAACTCGCTGGCCGACAACTACGCCGGCAAGCTGCAACAGGCCGCCAACGACATCACGGCGGGGCTCGGCAACGACATGCAGCGCCGCAACTTCGGGCTCAAGGCCAACGACATCGTCAGCCAGTTCAAAGGCAACGTGCAGTCGCACATGGCGCGCGAGTACCAGCACTACGCCCTGACCACCCAGGAGGGCACGGTCAAGATCGGGCACGAGACGGCCATCGCCAACTGGAACGACGCGAGCGACAACGGCCCGCGCATGCAGGCCATCAACAGCGCGAAGTCCGCAGAAGCGAAGAAGGGGCAACTGACTGGCGAAGGGGCGGCCGACACCGTCGCCAAGATGCTCACCACGGAGAGCAAGATTCACCTCGGGGTGATCGACACCGCCATCGCGCAGGGCAACACGGCCTACGCGCTCGACTATTTCAACAAGTACGCCAAGCCGGCCAGCATGACCGCGGCCGACATGCTGGCCGTGCAGAAAACTCTGCGCACCCATACCGACCTCGGCACCGCGCAGCAGGCCGTGAGCGGTGCGATGAAGGACCATGCTGCCGCCTTCGCGCCGACCGAACTCGACCGGCTGGTGGGTGCTGCCACCGAAGGCACCCGCGTCGGAGGCACGGTGACGAAGACCGACGTGTCCGCGATGGCGAGGACGCAGATTTCGACGGCAGCAGCCAAGTATGGCGACTCCGCCAAGGCGGTCGCGGCCTTCTCCGCTTCGACTGACGAAGTCGATGCCGCGATCAAAAAGGCGGAAGACGCCAACGCCCCCGAGACGTGGTTGAGCTACCTGCCGAAGGGCACGCAACGCTACGTCGCGACCACGCTCAACGCCGTCGCTGCGGGTGTCGGCACGCCGAAGCCGCCGACCGAGATGGAGTTCGTGCAATCGGCCCTGGCCCGCCTGCCGGCAACCCGCACCCCGGAGCAGATCAAGGCCACGCGCGACCAGGCCGAGCACCAATACAAGCTCATCACGGAAGACCGCAAGCAGCGCCGCGAGCGCGCGGAGAGCGATGCGCAGCAGGCGCTGATCGCCAACGGTGGCGACTTCGCCGGCCTCGACCCGCAGACCCGGAGTACGCTCGCCCGCCTCGATCCGCAGGCTTACACGCGCGTGCAGGAGTTCGCCAAGAACGTCGGCGGGGTGAAGTCGAGCAACATCGCGGCCTACGCCGCGGCGACCACCTACCCCGAAGAACTGGCGAAGATGGGCGAGCCGGCGTTCCTCGACTTCGTGAAGCGCAACTTCACCGAGGCCGACGCGAAGCACATTACCGATCTTCGCTCCGGCATCCTGACCGGCAAGACCTCGGACACGGCGGACAGCATCAACTCGCCACTCCTGAATACCCTGCTTCAGGAACGCCTGCCGGGGCTCGACATCGACCCGAAGCCGAAGAAGGGCGACACGACGGCGATGGCTCGCATCGGCGGCATCCAGAAATTTCTCCGCGACGACATCTTCGCGCAGCAACAGCAACTCGGCCGGCGCATGACGCCGAAGGAAATCACGGATCGCGTCGACGCGCTATTCACCAAGTCGATCCCCTTCCGCGACACCCTGTTCGGCGTCGAGACGGGCACGACAAGCGAGCGGCGGATGCTCTCGCTCACCCCCTCCGATCTGCCGGGCAAGACGCTCGACACGATCAAGAAGTCCTTTGCCGACCGCGGCATCCAGAAGCCGACCGACGACGACATCATGCAATCCTATTGGAAGTGGAAAAATGGCCGATGAGTACGCCGGGCTCGACACCGCAGTAGGCGACATCGTCAGTGGGCGCGAGTCCGTCCTGCGCAGCAACATCGAGCAGGCGGCGAGCACCACTCCCGCCCAGGCGGCCGAATACAAGCACCTCGCCGACTTCACGCGGACCCCGCTGGAGTCCGTTGCCGCCTTCCCTGACGACGCTCGCGCGCAGGCCGCTACGGAAGCATCCCGCGCGGCGTCGATGGTCGGCGAGTTCCCGCACCTGACCAAGTTCCTCGCGGACCCCTACCAGGCCGCCATCGCGTCGCAGGACATCGAGCGCATGAAGCAACTGGAGCGGGCCGTCGTGCCTCGCGCCTTCGTGCCCGAGCGCGACTCGATCCTGACCGGCCTCGGCCACGCCTTCCTGTTCTCGTCGTGGAACGCCTGGCAGGGAACGCGCATGATCGCCGCCGACATGGCCGGCAACACGGACACCGCCGCGCGCCTGCGCAACGAGATCGGCTTCGCGCAGAAGTTCCAGGCACAGACCGCGCCGCAGATCGACAACCTGCCGGGGCAACTGGCCTACGGTGCCGGCTCGATGCTTACCTCGACCACGCCGCAGTTGCTGGCAGCCCTGCTCAACCCCATATTCGGGGCACTGACCTTCGGCACCACCTCCGGGAGCGAAGCCTATGGGGCCAAGCGCGCGGCAGGGCTGACCCCCGAGCAGGCAATGGCACCGGCCGCGCTGAAGGGCGCCATCGCCGCCGGCACCGCGTTCCTGCCCTTCAAGTACGTCGAGGGCGCCCTCGGCAAGGCGGGCATGGGCGAGTTCACCGCCAAGCTGCTCGGCGTCGACATCGCCTCGATGGAGGCCATGACGCTCGCCGACAAGGCGGTCGATGTGATCTTCGACCCGCAGATCGGATCGCGGGGCCTGGAGCCGCTCAAGGAACTGCCGCACGAGATGCTCCAGGCGGGCGTCAATGCCCTGGCCTTCGTCGGTGCGATGCACCCGATCCATGCCCTCGCCGGCAAGCTGCTGCGCGAGGATACCGCGAACCAGGACGCGACCGCGCTCGCCGGGACGCTGGAGACGGCCAGCCGGCTCGTTACCGCGACGGAACTGCACAAGGTCGACCCCGAGGCCCTGGCTGACTTCCTCGCCCGCGCGGGCGGCGATTCGCCGTTGGCCGATGTCTATGTCGACCCTGCGCGCTTCACCGAGGCGCTGCAACAGGCCGGCATCAGCGAGGTCGAGCTCGCGAACACGATGCCAAACGTGATGACGCGGCTCGGCGAAGCCCGGCGCGACGGCACCGACGTGCGCATCCCGGTCGCTGATTACGTGGTCCGCTTCGCCGGCACGCCGTTGCAGCAGGCGCTGCTGCCCGAGGTCAAGCAGATGCCGGGTGGTCCGACCTACCGCGAGGCGCAGGAAGCGGTCGGCACCCAGGCCGAGCGCCTGAAGGCGGAGGCCGCCAAGCTGGTCGAGGAGAAGCAGAACACCGACCTGTGGCGCGAGTCGGCGCAGACCGTCGAAAAGGAATTCAAGGCGCAACTCGACGCCGCCGGCCGGTTCTCGTCGGACGTGAATGCGGTCTATGCCAAGCTGTTTTCGTCGATGGTCGAAGTCAAGGCCGCGCAGGGCAAGCGCACGCCCGAGGAGCAGTACCTGCACTACCCGCTCGACGTGGCCGGCTTCGCGCGCAGTTCGGCGCCCTCGCTCGACCAGCCCACCACGGGCTCCGCGCGCCTGCTGGTCGAGTTCGGCCCCGACCCGAACAACGTCGAGCTCAAGGGCCGGTGGGACAAGCTGCCGGTAGAGGAGCGCAACAGCATCAACCGCGACGCCGCGGAGCAGTTCATCCCCGACATCCTGCGCCGCAACGGAGTCGAGGGCACCGTCGAGCACCTGACGGGCAGCTTCCTCGACGACACGAACCCGTCCGTCGCGATCCGCGTCACCGGCCCCGACAAGCTGGTGGCGGTCGGCAAGGACTTCGGCATCGTGGGCTCGCAGATGGGCGTGCTGGCCGCGGACATCGCCGAGGCGAAGGGGCTGCGCAAGGGCTGGCAACTGACGCTGCGCCTGCCCGAGGGCGCCGACGTAGACCGCATCTACCAGATTCTGCACGGCATCGAGATGGAGGACGGCAGCCGCCCGATCCAGGGGCAATTCACGACGCGCAACGGCGTGATGTCGGTGCTCAACATCCCCGAGTGGGGCGGGGTGCCGCACGAGGTGTTCCCGGAGGTGTTCCGGCGGGCCGTGAAGGCGCTCGACGGCGCGGGCACCGGGCTTGTCGTGGACCTCGATCAGGCGTACTATAACCCCCTTGAGAACGGGAAGGACTACGACTATGCCAATCGGCTACGACGCATCGGTGAAGGGACCGCGGACGAGGGATCAACTCCCCGACTGGCACCCGATGAAGCAGGGTGGCTTGGTGATACCCAAGACGCGATCAGCGAGTTCATCCGCAAGCGGATCGACGACTACGACCGCCGGCTCGAACAGCCCGGCATGGACGGAGGCGGAAGTCAAGCATCAGGCCGGCATGATGCAGGCGACGGACGCGGCAATCGACAAGCTGCTGGCGACGCCGTCAGCGTCACCGGCACCCACTACTCCGGGCGGCAGCGAGACACACTAGACGGCCGCTACTACGGCACCGGCCTCAAGGGTGCCGAGCGTACCCGGCTGGAGTACGCCACCGACGAGCGCCTCAAGGCGCGCGTCTATTTCTACGTCGACGAAGGCGGCGGCGTCTTCCCTGAGGGCGGGGTCGGCGGCGCCCGCCACGACATCCCTCTCGAAAACCTCTACGACCTGCGCGCCGATGCGCTGAAGATCGGGCGCGACAACCGCGCCGACAAGAACGCGATGGAGTCGGCGATCCTCGATGCCGGCTACGACGGCTACTACGTGCCCGCCGGCTTCGGCAACCAGGGCGTCGCCGTCGTCATGGGCAAGGCGTCGCACGCCATCCCCGTGCGCGACACGCTCTACCAATCCGCGCGAGAGGTCAAGACCGATACCCCGGCGTTCCGCGAGTGGTTCGGCGACAGCAAGATCGTCGACGCGGAAGGCAAGCCAACGGTCATGTACCACGGCACGGCGCGCGACATCAGCGTGTTCGAGCCCAAGCAGGCCAATGCCATCTTCCTGACCGCGAAGCCGGACTTCGCCGAGGACTTCGCGCACATGAGCGCGGAGTGGAAGGCCCGCAATGGTGTGGCCGATGGTGTCGGGCAGAACATCATGCCGGTGTACGTCAAGGCGGAAAACCCCTTCGACTTCGGCAACCGCGCGCACCTCGTCGGGCTTCAGCAAGCCCTCGGCGAGAAGTGGTGGGGCGACAGCTACTTCAACGGCGAGAAGGTGAAATCCACCTTCACCATCGCCGACGTGAAGGCGGGCAATTGGGACGCCATCGAGAGCCAGCCGGTGCAGGACTACATCCGCGCGAACCATGACAGCTTTTGGGTGACGGAGCGCGGGGTCAAGAACCTGGCCGTGTTCGACCCGGCCCAGGTCAAGTCGATCAACAACCGCGGCACCTTCGACAAGGACAGCCCGAACATCCTCTACCAGGACGAGCCCTTCTATTCCGAGCTTGCGCGCCAGGTCGAACTGGCCGGCATGAAGAACGCCCCGGCGCAGGGCTGGAAGGACTGGCTCAAGTCGCTCGCCTCCAAGGGCGTCAAGCCCGACGAGATCAAGTGGTCCGGCATCGAGGAATGGCTCGATGCGCACGAGGGCAAGGTCACGAAGGAAGAAGTGCAGGCGTACCTCTCCGAGTTCGGCGTCAAGGTCGAGACCGTCGTGCGCGGCGATCCCGACTACAACGGCCGGCGCACCCGTGACGAGGAAGACCCCGAGTATGAGGACATCGACCCGGAGGTGACGTTCCACGACTGGCGCACCGAGGAGCCGGACCCCGACTGGCTGTACGAAAACGCGCGAGATCGGTTCGACGAGGCGAAGGGCGAACGGATCGAGGAGACCTACGACGACTACCTCGAATTGGCGCGCGAAGACTTGGCGAGCGAAGACGGCGCGGCCTACAAGGGCGAGATCACCAACGACCAGATCGAGCAGCGCGCCCGCGAACTCGCAGAGGCCGCCATCGACGACGATAAGCTCATGGACGAGCTCGTGGCCCGCGAGGAGCAGTGGTATTGGGAGGACAGCGAGAGCCCTGCCACGCGCGAGATCACGGTTGACGTGGGCGACGAGTCCTACGACTTCGTCCACGAGCAAAGCTACGGCGAGCATCGCCTCTACCACACGTCCCGCGGCGCTTGGGACGATATAGAACTGCCCCGCACCTACCGGATAGACGACGCCGACATCCAGGGCGCGGCGCTGAACTACTTGATGGACGAGGTCGGCGTCTCGTTCTCGCAAGAGGTCACGAGCAACAGCACCGGAGCCCTGCCGACGAAATGGGATCGCTTCGTCACTGGCGAGGCGGTCGAGGGCAGCTACCGCGAGCTTCTGCTCACCCTACCGCCGGGTGCGGTCGGGACGTTGAAGACACGGCGCACGGAAACCGGAATCGAAACGGCCCGCACCGACGTGCCCGACTTCCGCTACGACACCCACTTCCCCGAAGCCAACCCCATCGCCCACTTCCGCCTCAACGAGCACCGTGATGCCGAGGGCAAGCGGATCATGGTCGTGCAGGAACTGCAAAGCGATTGGGGCCAGCAACGGCGGGAGGGACTGGATGCGGAGGCGAAGCGGGCGCCGCTCGAAGCGGAGTACGACGTGCTGCGCGAGGAAGTCAATCGCCTCCAGGAGATACTCTACGAAACGTCGGGGATCAGCGAATACGATCTCCAGACCCATCTCCGCAACAGCAAGCCGGCCGACAAGGTTTTCAGCGAGACCGCGCCGCAAGAGATGAGGGACGCCTACACCGAACTGCTGCGCGTGGAGACCCGCCGGTCGGTCATTAACCGTGAGCTGGGCAGCCTTCGCACGAGCCTGCCCCCGGACGCCCCCTTCATCGGCAAGACGACGCAGTGGGCCGGGCTCGCCGCCAAGCGCATCGTCGCCTATGCCGTCGAGCACGGCTTCGACAAAGTGGTATGGACCAGCGGCGCGCAACAGGTCGAGCGGTGGGCTTCCGGCTTGCGCCAGAACGTCGACACGATTGAATGGGAGAAGACGCCCGAGGGCATCCACCTGATCGCCTCGCAGAACGGGCGCGAGCGCACGAACACCCGCTACGGCGAGGGCATGCTCAGTGACGCCATCGGCAAGGCGATGGCGAAGCAGATCATCGAAGACCCGAACCAATCCGGCGTGATCTCGGGCGACAACATCACGATCAGCGACACCGGCATGGCCGGCTTCTACGACAAGATGCTGCCGAACATCGTCAATGACGTGCTGAAGAAGCTCGACAAGTCGGTGAAGGTGCAGGAGATCGAGGTCAAGGCGCCCTACGAGTTTTCGATCTACGACGCCAACGGCGGCGACGGCGGCTACTACATCATCAACGAGGCCAGGGCTCGCATATCCGACCAGTACGAGACCCGGAGCGCCGCCGAGAAGGCGCTCGAAAAGTTCAACTCCGACCAGAGCGCTCGCGAGATCAACCGGCAACTCGGCTTCGAGATCACCGACAAGATTCGCGAGTCGGCGGGCAGGGGGCTGCCGCTGTTCCACGGCGACGCGAACGCCCCCCGCGGGCAGATCAGCTTCGGGCGCGACATCACCAAAGAGCCGACCAGCATCGCCCTGCTGGAGCGTGCCGACCTCTCGACCTTCCTGCACGAGCTCGGGCACTGGAACCTGGCGGTGACGGCCCACATGGCGGCGGACCCGGAAGCGACGCCCGAGATCAAGGCCGACATGGACACCCTGCTGCGCTGGTTCGGCGTCTCCGACCTCGCGACCTGGCACGGCATGACGCTCGACGAGCAGCGCCCCTACCACGAGAAGTTCGCCAAGGGCTTCGAGACCTACCTGTTCGAGGGCCGCGCCCCGAACCTGCAACTCCAGGGCCTGTTCTCCCGCGTGCGGGCCTGGATGATCCACGTCTACAAGTCGCTGACCAACATCGGCGTCGAACTGACCCCCGAGGTGCGCGGTGTCATGGACCGCATGGTGGCGAGCGCCGAACAGATCAACGAGGCCGAGAAAGCCCGCGGCATGGTGGCGCTGTTCGAGGAGCCGCCAGCCGGCGTCGAGGCGTCGGCGTGGTCCGAGTACCAGCGCACCCTCAAAGACGCCACAGACGACGCCCTGACCCGCCACACGAGCCGGATGCTGCGCGACATGAAGTGGCTCTCGGGCGCCCGCGACGACGCCCTGCGCGCCCTCCAGCGCCAAGCCAAAACGCAGCGCCGCGAGATCACGGCGGAAGCCGAGCGCATCATCGGCGACGAACCCGTCTATCGCGCCGAGGAATGGCTGCTGCGGGGCCGCATGCGCGACGCCGAAGGCAACCTCATCGAGACCCTGCCCGAAGCCCGCCAAGGGGCCAAAATCGACCGCGCCGAGGTCGATGCCCTGTTCCCGCCCGGTGACGTAGCGCGGCCCGACTTGTCGGCGCTGCGGGGCATGACCGGCGACAAGGGCCTGCACCCCGACGTGGTGGCCGAGATGTTCGGCTTCGGCAGCGGGCGCGAACTGATCGGAGCGCTGCTCTCGCGCACTCCGCGCAAGGATGCCGTGCGTGGGCTCACCGACAGCCTCATGCTGGAGCGGCACGGCGAGGTGGCGAGCCCCGAGGCGATGGCGCGCAGTGCCGAGGCGGCAATCCACAACGACCTGCGGGCGCGCGTGATCGCAACCGAATGGCGCACCCTGGCCGACCTGAAGGGGCCGCCGGGCGCCCTGGCGAAGGCGGCAAAAATTGCCGCCGAGGAGACCATCGCCGCGCGCCGCATCAGGGACATCAAGCCGGCACAGCATGAGGCGGCCGAGACGCGCTACGCCCGCGAAGCCGACAAGGCAATGAAGGCCGGCGACCTCGTGGCCGCGGCCCAGGCCAAGCGCCAGCAACTCGTCAACAACCGGCTGGCGAAGGCGGCGCTCGACGCGCTGGCCGATGTCGACGGGGCCGTGGCTCGCTTCAAGGCGCTCGGCAAGAAGACGCCGCAGAGCAACATGCGCGGGGAGTTCCTCGACCAACTCAACGCCCTGCTCGGGCGCTTCGACTTGCGCACCAGCGTCAAGCCCTCCGAGTCGCGGGTGCCGCTGTCCGAGTGGATCGCCAAGGAAGCCGAGCGCCTGGCCGCCGTCGTGCCTGACCTGCCGGGGTGGGTGCTGAATGAAGCCTATCGGACCCACTACAAGAACCTGACCGTGGCCGAGATGCGCGGGCTCACCGACACGATCAAACAACTGGAGTTCATGGCCCGCCGCGAGCAGAAGCAGTACCTGGCGATCCGGCAGATGGAGTTCAAGGCCGAGCGCGGGGCCGTGCTCGACGCGATCCGCGCGACGTGGAAGGACGCCTTCGACGACAAGGGCGAGCCCATCGGCATCGAGCCCGACTTCGTGCCGAGCGTGAAGAAGGCCATCGACAAGCTCGGCGACGACTTCGCCGGGCAGTTCCTCAACCCCGAGACCCTCTACACGATCCTCGGCGGGAAGTTCGGCATCGTCAATGAGTCCCTGTTCGGCCGCCTGTCGAACCGCTCGGACTGGAAGGCGCACCGGCTGGAGAAGCTCTACGCCGAGATGAAGCCCTACTTCGACGCCTACAGCCTCAAGGAACGGCACGACTTCTCGCGCAAGGACATCGGCACCGGCACGCCGGCCGACACGGCGCTGACCCGCGAGAACGCGCTCGTGGTGGCGCTGCTGCACGGCAACCCGGAAGGCCGCGAGCGGCTCGCCAACTACGGCTGGTCGGAGGCGAAGCAGAAAGCCATCATCAGCCTGCTCGGGACGAAAGACATCGACCTCGCCAACGCGATCTGGCGCCTGTTCGACACGAACCTGTGGCCCGAGCTCAAGGCGCTCAACGACCGCACCCGCGGCAAGGCACCGCCGAAGGTCGAGGCGCTGCCCTTCGAGACGACCGGCGGCTCCGCGACCGGCGGCTACTTCAGGCTCAAGTACGACACCACGCTCGACGAGCGGGCGCACCGGCTCGACGAGGGGCAGGCGGTCAAGGAACTGCTCGGCAACGGCTTCGGCATGGGCTCGAAGACGAACCAGGGCACCAGCACCGAGCGCAAGCAGAACGTCTCGATGCGCCCGCGGCTCGACCTCGGCGTGTTCGCCGAGACGGTCAATGAGTCCGTGCATGACCTGGCCTACCGCGAGGCCATCGCCGACACGATCCGCATGCTCAACGATAAGGGCATCACCAACGCCATCAAGCAGGTCGTCGGCACCCCCGGCTATCGGTCGCTGGTCAATCGCGTGCGAGAGGTGGCCGCACCTCCGCGCAGCCCGTCCGGCTTCATCGAGGGGGCGATCAGCATCGCGCGGCGCAACACGGTTATCAACCTCATGTCGGGCGTCAAGACGGCGCTCCAGAACTTCACCGGCCTCGCCCCGGCGTTCGCCGAGATCAACGCCGGCACCTTGATGGTCGAGATGGCGAAGTTCTACGGCCCGAAGATGGCCGAGCGTTACGAGTTCGCGATGCAACACTCGGCCTACCTCTCGCGCCGCTTCACGAGCTACGACCGCGACCTCTCCAACGCCGCGGCCAAGTTCACCGTCAACGGCCGGCTCATGCCGGAGACCTCGACCTTCCTCGCGCTCATGGGCACCGTGGATAAGGGCGTCGCCGTGCCTGTGTGGAATGCGGCCTTCCGGCAGGGCATGGAACGCTTCGCGAACGACACGACGAAAGCCATTGACTACGCCGACCATATCGTCCGGCAGACGCAGGGCAGTGGGCGCGAGGTCGACCTGCCGGCGATCATGGCCGGGCATGGCGCGTGGGGGCAACTGAAGGGCGCCTTCACGATGTTCTACTCCTACTTCAACGGCCAGTTGAACCTGCTGGTCAAGCACGGCGTGATCTCGAAGGTGGAGGCCCGCGACAACCCGGCCCTGGCCGTGGCGAAATTCACCGCCAAGTTCATCGCCATCATCGCCGTGCCGACGATCCTGACCGAGTGGTTGATGAACGGCGTGCGCCAGCAGGGCGAGGACGACAAGCATTGGTGGATGCGCATGGCCGGAGCCTTCGTTCGCTACGGCGCCGGCTTCTTCCCGCTGGTGCGCGATGTCGTGCCGGGGGTTTGGACGCAACTGACTGGCGAGGGCCACTACTACGGCACCAAGATCAGCCCGCTCGACTCGGCCGCCGAGAGCGTGGTGTTCGGCGCGAAGTCGGCGAAGAACGTCGCCACCGGGCACGCCGACGAGAAGGACACCAAGCACCTCATCATGGCGACGGGCTACGGGCTCGGCTTGCCGGGCAAGCTGGTGGCCGACACGGTCGAGGGCACTCGCCAATGGTTGCACGGGCAAGCCGGCCCCGAAGCCGTGGTGCTCGGGCCGCCTAAGAAACCTTGAGGGGCGGATAACTTGCGCCCGACATTTCACAATCCAGCATCCACACAGGAGGGCTCACCGTGACGGTAATGAGCGCAACCAACAAGGCGGGGCCTTACACCCGAGACGGCATCGCGACGGTGTACCCGTTTTCGTTCGTCCTGTTCGCCGCTGCCGACCTGCTGGTCACGAAAGCCGACACGGGCGGCACCGAGACCACACCAGCCTACCTGACCGACTACACGGTCGCACTGAACGCCGACCAGGACGCGAGCCCCGGAGGCAGCATCACGATGCTGTCGGTCGGCATCGCTGGCGAGAAGCTCACGCTCACCAGCAACGTCGCGCTGACCCAGGAAACCGACATCCAGAACGCCGGGGGGTTCTACCCGGACCTCTACGAGGCGGCCCTCGACAAGCTGACCAAGATCACGCAGCAACTGACCGAGAAGGTTGGCCGCACCCTGCAATCCCCGGTCACGAGTGCGCTCACCGCGGCGCAGTGGTTCGCGCAACAGGTCGCCAGCGCGGGCGGGGTGCTGCTCCCGCTCTCAATCACGCAAGGCGGCACCGGGGCGACCAGTGCAGGCGGTGCGCGAACGGCGCTCGGCTCGACGGCAACAGGCGATGCGGTGTTCGTGGCCGCGAATGCGGCAGCAGCGAGGACGGCACTCGGCTTGGGCTCCGCGGCTACTCTCACGGCCGGGACGGGGGCGAACAACGCGGTGCAACTCGATGGTGCTAGCAAATTGCCGGCGGTCGATGGGTCGCAACTGACGGGGCTGAACACGGCGCCGCCCGTGCGTCAGACCGTCCTCAACGCCTCGGTCGACGCCAGCGGTCTGCCTAACTTCATGTCGGGTGTCGGCACCACAACCCTGACCGTCGCCGGCAGCGCGGGCACGCCTTTCGTCGCCACGTCGGCCAACGGGGCGGGCGCGAGCGGCAACATCGACCGCACCGGCAGCAGCACGGCGAACCTGACCCTGGCCGGGCAGAGCACGAACGGCACCTACTACGCCTACGTCGACATTGCGGCGAACGGAACGCTGACCCTCGGTGCGTCGTCGCTGGCGCCGACCTACCAGACGGGCGGGGCGTACTCGACAACGAACGGGCAATTCACGTTCAACTGGCTCGGCGAGATGGTGGGCAAGCTCGGCAACGGTTCGGTGGCGGCGCAAGCGTACCGCACCTACATTGGCGAGTTCACGGTCGCGGCCAACGTGATCGCCACCGTGACGCCTTACGCGATTCAGGGTCGGTATGCCGGAGAGACCAACTACGCTTCCAACACCAAGATGACCCTGAACCACAATCTCGGTGTCCAGCCGTCGCATAAGCAATCGGGGTTCGCCCTGCGTTGCGCGACGGCCGCGCTGAACTACGCGGTCAACGATGAGGTGCCCTTCGAGTGCTTGAATTCGACGGGGCAACTCGTCTACACGATGGTCGGCATGGACCGTCTCGCCGCGTCGGCGGCCTTCGCCGGGGCGACTTCGTACCTGAAAGACAAGAACTCGGCATTCGCGAATACCGCACTGACCGACGCGAATTGGAAGCTCAAGCTCTACGCGAAGGCACCTTGGGTATGAGTGGCTATCTCGACCGACAAGGGAACTACTACCAAGGCGACCGGCAGGGCGAGGATGCCGCGGTTCCAGATCGGCCGTCGTCACAGTGTGTCTGGAACGGCGTCGCCTGGGTTCCTGACATCGTGGCGATCCGCGCTTCGACGCTCACCCTCGTCCGCGAGGCCCGCGAGGTGGTGCTCAACCGGCTCGCCGGTATCGGTTTCGCGGCGATGGCAGCCGGCGACACAGCGACCGTGCAGAGGGTGCTCGACGCTCGCACGGCGCTACTCGGCATCACGACGGCGACGCCCGTCGCCACTGCCCCTGACGAGGCGACACTTCGCGCCGCGCTGGTGATGGTGTATGTCGGCATCAAGACCGCTGCCGGCCCGGCGCTCGACAAAGCGTTTCAGGATTTCCGGCTGTGAGACTCGCCGGCCTGATCCTCTGGCTGCTGTTCCTGCCTCTGGTGGTTCTGGCGATTCCTGCCGTGCTGTTCTTCGTCGCCTTCGCGGCGTCCAGCGAATTCCAACAGGTGCGCGAAATGCTGCGCGCCCTCGACCAAACCTGCAACGCCGTATGGCTCGGAGGATCGGGCCGCGAGTCCTGCTCATCGCACGCCTGGCGCGCTCGTGGCGTGTGGTGGGCGGACTTCATCATCTGGCTGACTGACAAGCTGCAACCAGGCCATTGCCAAGAGGCGAACCGGCACGAGCAGCCGATTGTGGATTTCATTGAGAGGAACTGATCGATGCCCCCCGAAATACTTGCCGCCGTTCTCGGAGCCGTTTTTTCTATCGTAGGCTGGCTGCTAAAGAACAAGGACAAGCAGCAGGAGGACGCGCTCAACGCCCACTCGGCGCAAATCAAACTGCTGTTCGAGAAGCATGACGCGGACGCGACGGCATTGCAGGAGCTTCGCGTGCAGATCGCCAGCAACCACTACGAGCGCCCCGAACTCGACAAGAAGTTCGACAAGCTGGAAACCACGTTCCGCGATGGGTTCAAAGACCTCGGCGAGAAGTTCGACAAACTCAGTGACGCGCTCACTACGCACATGCGGAGCGTGGCGAAATGATCGACCGGCGCACTCTGGCGGCCCTGAGCCTATCGGCATCGGCCTTGGTGGGCATCGCGATGCACGAAGGCTACACCGATCACGCCGTCGAGCCGGTTCCGGGCGACGTGCCGACCATCGGCTTCGGCACCACTGCCGGCGTCAAGATGGGCGACAAGATCACGCCTCCGGTGGCGCTGGCCCGCGCGCTGACCGATGTGCAGAAGTTCGAGGGAGCACTGAAGCAATGCGTCAAGGTGCCGCTCGCGCAGGCCGAATACGATGTCTATGTCGATCTGAGCTACAACATCGGCTCGGCGGCCTTCTGCAAATCAACCCTCGTGAAGAAGCTCAACACGCAGGACTATGCCGGTGCCTGCGCCGAGATTTTGAATTGGGACAAGTTCAAAGGGAAGTCGCTACCTGGGCTGACCAAGCGCCGGCAGCAGGAATACCAACAGTGCATTGGAGCACCTACATGAACCCGATCCTGATCCTCGTCATCGGCGTCGTTTGGCTGGGCAGCCTGATCGGCGTCGGGAAGTGGCAGCACACCGCCGGCATTACCGAACAGAAGGTCGCCGACCAGGTGCAGTTCGACCAGATCAATCAGGGGATTGCCGACCAGAAGACCAAGGCGGCAAGTCTCCTCGCCAAAGCCAACGCCGACACCCTGGCGTTAATGACCGAGCGCGACACGCTCAAGACCACTCTGGAGAAAACACGTGAAGACAACCGGAAGGCTACTGCTGCTGCTCGCGATCACTATGCTGGCCTCGGGCTGCGATTCCAACCCGCCGAAGTTGCAGGATGTCGGCTCGGTAGTGGTTGCGCCGGCACCACCACGGCCGACGCCGCCGGTGCTCATGGAGCCGCCCCCGTCGAACTTCCAGGCGCGATTACAGCAAGCCTTCGACAACTCACTTTCGAGGCCGACAACCTCGCCGATGAATATCGGAAGTGCTACGGGTACGCCCAGCAAGTGAAATGAGGTCGGGCATCCTGCGTATCCACGTCAAGACCCTGCGGCTTCGGCTGGACGCGCCGTTCCCGTCGCAATTGAAGGGTAGAATGCGGCGCTGGTTGAGGCTTCGCGTGGTGTGAATTGCGGAAAAACTACCCGATTGCGGAAATGAAAACGGCCACTGGTTAGTGGCCGCTATCAATCAAACACTTCCGTTTGCTTGGTGCCCAGGAAGGGACTCGAACCCCCACGCCTCGCAGCGCTAGTACCTGAAACTCGCGGAGAATCCAGCAACGGCGCGGCATAGCGCCGGGTTTCTTTCCGCAAAAACCGCTCCCCTACTCCTTGCCCTGTGCGCGTTTCGCGGGGGTTGCGGAAAATTCTGGAAGGTCTTTAAGCGGGACGTGCGTTACAGACCCATCGGGGCTTTCGTACAGGGCGCCCACTCCAAAAACCAAGAGGTCGTCTTGGGCCTTCGCACGTTCGGCCTTATCTTCAATCGCGTCGCTCACTTCGCTTTCCTCTCTGGTATCTGCATGATCTTCTTCCCCCTCGCCGCTGTGTAGTGCTCGGTCATGGCCTGGCTCTTGTGCCCGAGCAAGTCCTGCGCGGCATCGAGGCCCTTCTGGTCGCGCAGGTCGGTGCCCGACTTGCGGCGCAGGTCGCGGAACTGGAAGTCCTTGCCGGCGATCCCTGCCGCCGTGCGCGCGGCCTCGAAGCGTGACCGCAGCATGGCCTTCGTCATTCGCTGGCCGCGCTCGTTGACCAGCAGGAACAGCGACGTAACCTTGTGCTCGGCCTTGCGCGCCTGGATGCGGTCGATCACCTCGGCCAGGGCGCCGACCAGCGCGATGCGTTGCGGCGTGGCGGTCTTGCCCTGCCGGTATTCGAGCATGCCGTCGCGCACCTTTACCAGCGTCATGCCCAACAGATCGCCGGGGCGCTGGCCGATGTAGTAGGCGAGGTCCATCGCGTCCTTCAAGTCCTGCGGCGCTTCGGCGTACACGGCATCGAGCATGTCGTCGTGGATGTAGACGCCCTTGCGGCCCGGCAGGCGCTTGGTCTTGACCGCGCCGGCCGGGTTGAACTTGGCGAACTCGCGCTCGATGGCCCAGGAGTAGAGCATCGACAACACGGCCTTCTCGCGCAGGGCGCGGTGCTTGGAGGTGGCGCTGCGTTGCTCGATGTAGAGGGTGACGTGCGACGGCCGCACCTGATCGAGAGGGGCGTCGCCGAACTTCTCCATGAGGTTGCCGAGGGCGAACCTGTAGTCGGCCTGCGTGCCGAGCGTGACATCGTTGAAGGCCGGGCTGGCGAGGTACTTGCCGATCAGCCAGGCAACGGTCATGCGCTCGGTCGGCTCGGCTTGGTGCAGCTTGGCCCACTCCTGCACCGCCAGAATGTAGTCGGTGCCCAACGGAATCTCGTGCCGGGGCTTGCCGCCCGTGTCGTAGAGGTAGTAGACCGTGGCGCCACGGCGCCGGGCGCGCATGCGCGGCGGCAGGTTGCGATTCACCGAGGGGTGGCGGCCCATGTCGGCTCCCATGTCTTTGCGGGTTGCGGGCTTGTCTTGCCGGCCTCGAAAACGGCCTTTGCGACGATGGGCCTGCCGGCGGCGTTGACGTGGAATGCTATACCCATCCGGCGCAGTTCGGCAACCTGCTTTGCCCGGTGGGCATAGCTGGTCAATTCCCGCAGTTCGGCGTCGGAGAGGAACATGGTCAGCCTCCGGCGGCTCCCTCGCTCTCGATCAGCAGGTCGAGGAAGTGGCGGGCCTTCTTCAAGTCCTCGACGCCGTTCTTCACCCGCCAGCGGCTCACGTACTTGATGACGCTCCCCTCGGCGAAGCCGATGCCGTTCTTCGTGATGTAGTCGAACGGCTGGATCGCCATGCCCTTGTAGTGGTCGCCGCCAACTTGGGTGTCGTGGGCCGTGGGGCGGGGCGTCAGGGTGAACGGGTGCGCCAGGCCGGACTGCATCATGTAATGCGTCGGAGGGGTTCCTGTGCTCGTGGTGTCGCAGGTCGCGCAAGGGCCGCCTGCTCCGGCTTGGTAGTCTCTGTGGGTGCAGTCGCTGCACCACCCTTCATATTTCATCACGTTCTCCTATGTCGCATCGCATCGAGCAGGATGTCCTGCACTTCGCGCTTGGTATCCCGGCGCGTCATTACCGCCTCATCGACCGTGTCGCGGGCGATGAGGTGATAGACGAACACCGGGCGGTCGTGCCCGCTTTGAAGCTGGCGCACCGGGCCGATGCGCTCGTTGATCTGCTGGTACTCCTCCAGGTTCCAGTTGTGGCCGAAGAAGACGATGGTGTTGCCGCCGTCCTGGAGGTTGAGGCCGTGGCCGGCGGACTTCGGGTGCGCCAGCAGCATCGGGATTTTCCCGGCGTTCCAGGCGTCCTCGGTCGCAGGGTCGTCGTCGAGAAGCCGCGCCTTCGGGAATGCCTTGAGGATGCGCGCGAGGTCGCTGCGGAACTCGTAACTGACGAGGATCGGCATACCGCCGGCTTCCTCGACGATGGACTCCAGCGCGTCGAGCTTCTCGTCGTGCACCTCGCGCCACTCTTTCGAGCGTGGGTGGTAGTCGCTGTCGGCCAGTGGGTCGACGTAGATCGCGCCGTTCGCCAGTTGCAGCAGCTTCTGAGTGCGCGCCGCGGCATTGAAGGCTTCGGTCTCGCGGTCCTCGATCTGGAGGTACATCTCGCGCTCCATGTCGTTGTAGAGCTTGCGAGCCCTCACCGGGAGATCGACGTAGATGTTGCGCACGAGGGGCTCGCGCACGTCGAACCAATCCTTTGCGTCGATGGTGATGCAGATGTCGCGCAGCGCGGCCTGTATCTGCTCCTGCGCGAAGGGCAGGGGCTCGACGCTGTAGCCGTCAAAGGACTTCTGGAACCAGCGCGAGCGGAAGGCTTCGTAGGTGCGCCCGAGCCGCTGGCCCCGATCAATAAACCACATTTGCCCCCACAAGTCGGCCAGCCCGTTCGGCGACGGCGTGCCAGTGAGTTCGATGAACTCCTCGACGAGGTGGGCCACGGTGCCGAGGGCACGGGCACGCTCGCCGCCTTGCTTCAAGCGGAAGCCCTTGAGCCGGGTAGCCTCGTCGGCGACGACACGGCCGAAAGGCCAGCGTGCGCCGAGAAGGTCAACCAGCCAGGGCAGGTTGTCGTAGTTCATGCTGTAGACCGACACGTCGCGGCGCAGCGCGTGCAGGCGGGCCTTCTCGTCGCCGATGATGGGCGACACGTCGATATGACGGAGGTGGCCCCACTTCTTCGCCTCGTTCGGCCAGGTCGAGCGCGCGACCCGCTTCGGCGCGAGCACCAGCGTGGGCTTGTCGTTGCCGGCCAGGTGCAGCGCGGACAGGGCCGTGTAGGTCGAGACGGTCTTGCCCAGGCCCATGCCCGCCCACACGGCACAGCGGGGCGTGCGCAGGATATGGCCGGCGATGAGCCGCTGGTACTCGTGAGGGGTGTAGTCTTTGCGGTTCATGTCTTTGCAACTCGGTAGGCATTCCACCGCTCTTGATGGCTGCGGGCGCGGACATACACCGTTCCGTTGCGGCGCAGTGTGAAACACTTAACCCCCTGCGGAGCCCCGCATTTTGGGCACGATGTCAGGCTGCGCACCTCAAGCCTTTGAAGGCGAGCCTCGATTCTCGGTGAAAACCCACGGCTCACTTCAACGCCTCACCAATGTAATGCCAACGTAATCCATCGCCGCGTGGTGGGCTTCCTTCAGCGGCTTCATCAGTTCGCGGTTTGACAGGTAGGCCATCAGGTAGTCGCAGAGCTTCTCTTTGTCGGCGACGATCAACGGCTGCGCTGTCGGGTCGGCGACGTTCATGTCGGGCGGGATGATCGAGAGGTGCCCCTCGGTCTCGACCAGCTTGTAGGTTTGTTCGGGTTTGATGTTCATGTTGTCCATTCTCCGGTGTCGCGCAGATAGACCACGCGGTTACAGCGATCACAGCGATAAAACAATGTCGTGGTGCGGCGGCCCCACTCCCGGCGCTGCCAGCGCACGGGAGCGTGCCCTAGCAGGTAGCAAAGCACTCGGCGGAAACGGGTCGCCAGCTTCATTTCAGAAACCACCAATTTCGCGCGGGCGGCATCGACCGGACAATCGCCTTTGCCATCGTCCGCAGAGTGCGGCGTCGCCGCGTTCGACGTTGCTTTGCATTCACGCCAGCAACTCCTCCACGCCCTCGATGCTGTCGATCACGACAACCCGCTGGCCCATCCTGCGCATCCGCTGGTGCTCGCGGTTTTGCTTGCGTTCGTGGGCGTCGGAGGGGAAGGTAGCGAGCTTGCCGGGGCGCTTGAGTTCGACCCACAGAGTCGGGCGAATTAGCAGGCCGGGCTTCGGTGCCGCAACTATTGGCAGCATCACCAGCCGATCCGGCGCACCGCCGCGGCCGACCCACTTGACCTTGCGCACCTCGCCACCGAGTTCCTTGACCCGCTTGACGAGGTGGGCTTCGATTTCGCGCTCTCTCATGCCGCCCCCGCCGGGGGGAGGACCAGGGACTCCAGCGGAACGGAGCCGTCGACGAGAGCGGCGAACATCGAGGTGCGCTCCGCCTTGTCGCGGAGGTTGAGGCGCGCGGCCCAATACGTTGTCGCCACCCATCGGTAGAAGCAAGCGAAGTCCCACAGCAGCACGAGGTTCACCTCCCCGTAGCGGTAGCACACGCCATCGGGGTACTGGTCCTGTTTCGCGATGTGCGCGGCGCCGCGGGCGTCAAGGTAGTCGAGGGCTTCTTCCTGCAAGCCGCACGGGACGAAGACCAGCCAATCGTCGTCGGTGTCCATCACTGGCGGATCGCAGATCACTCTGCTGCCTGTCGGGGCACAGGTCGGCGAGGGGTCAAAGGGGCTTTCTTTTCCGAACAGGTGCGAGACGAGATCGGTGACGATTCTCGGGGCGCTCTCTTTGATGTCAGGCATTGCTTACCTCCAGTTTCAAAAGGTCGCCTTCCATGCGCGTGATGTCGTAGCGCAGTCGGGCGAGGTAGGTCGGGTTCATCCCGGTGGCGTGGCCGATGGCGTGCTCCAGGTTCATCTGCCACAGGCAGAAGCGCAGCAGTGCGCGGTGCAGGGTGTGCATGTCAGTCGTCCTTCCGGTAGCGGTAGCTCTCGAAGCCCGCAGCGGCGAGGGGCAAGCCCTCGGCCCAGGCGGGCGGCGTGGCGATCAGGCTGCTCAAATGCTTGGCGTTGAAGCGGTCCTCGTCGGGCGTCTCGGCGATGATTTCGTCATGCACCTTGAGCACGATCTCGTAGCCGGCGTCCTCGACCGCGGGGGTGCGGTAGAACAGCACGTCACGGGCGCCGGCTTGGGTAAGGTTCTCCAGCAGCTTGCCGCCGTAGGTATGCAGGCGCGACCACTGCTTCATGTATTGGTTGATGCCCATGTAGGTGATGCGCCCGCTCTTGTCGATGGACGGCGACGGGTAGCACAGGGCGCGGCCCGAGGGCATGCCGATGCGCAGCCAGGCCCCGTCGCGCCGGATCAGGAAGCGGCGGCAGTTGAACGTGCGCCCTGGTTGCTCGATCGCGTCCTTAACCACGGCTTCGAGGTCGTCCCATATCCCGCAGGTCGCGGGGTGCGCGCGGCGCCACAGGCGCTTGAGGGCATCGCACACGATGAACGTCTTGCCGGGCAGGCCGAAGGTCGGGCGCTTCTTCTCGATGGTCCAAGTCAGGAAGCCCTCGGCCTCGTGGATCACGTCACCCGGCAGCGCGGGCCACGCCTGCTCGGCCATCTCGTCGAGGTCGATGCCGTAGGTCTCAGCCCCGGTAAGATAAGCACCGACGCCGCCCTGGTACTGGAGCATGAGTTCCATCACCTTGCCGATCTGGCGCTGCGGTCCCTTGCCCTTGCCACCGTCGACGGCTTCGACCGGCACGCGGAAGGACTTGGCATAGGCCAGCCGGTAGAGGTCGGCGCCGGTTCCGGCGTCGTAGTCACGGAAGGCTTGCAGCTTCCACTCCTCGCCGGCCAGCCAGGCGGCGTACCGGCCCTCGATGTTGGAGAGGTCGGAGACGACGAGCTTCTTGCCCGGCGGTGCGACCACGATGCCGCGGATCGCGGAGGCCGCGAGGTGCATCACGTTGTCGTACATCAGGTGCGCAGCGCCCGCCTTCATGGCGTCGATGCCGAGGTCGATGTCCGCCTGCGGCGGCAGCCCGCGCGAGGGCAGGTTCTGCGGCTGGAAGGTGCGGCCGGCGTCGCGCCCGGTGCGGCTGGCGCCGTTGAACTGGATCGTGCCCCGCAGGCGACCATCGGCGGACACGCCATTGGCGAGCGAAATGTACTTCGAGGTGCTCGACATCGTCGCCTGGAGCCGGACGCGCAGCAGTTCCTTGAGTTCCTCGGGCAGGCTCTCGTCGTTGAGCCGGCGCTCCAGCGTGTCGCCCTTCAGGTCGGGCAGCATCACGCCGTAGGATTCGACTATGTGCTGGAGGAGCCGGTCGCGCTGCGTGGCCTTTTCCACGTTTCCGTTCGTGAGACGGACAGTCTCATCAGATAGCCCCTGCTTCGCACGAGCCGTTGCTTCGATGGCGGCTTCGACGAGGACGCTATCAACACGGAACCCACGGTCGTTGATTCTCTGGTCGAGGTGCCAGAGCGCGAGTTCTTCAGCGCGAAAATTCCAGTCAGGTAGTCGACGAGCGACGGCACGCATCGCTTCGATGTCGGCGACGGCGTACTCGCAGAAGCGTTGCCACTGCTCGGGGTGCGTCTCACGGGTTGCCCTTTCCTTCCCGCCGGGGCGGGGTTTGCAAAACAGTTGAATGAGTTTTCTGCCGTCCTTGACCTTCGCCTGGTCGTGCGGCACGTTGAGGATTTCGCACAGCTTGTCGAGGCCGCCGGGCAGCGAGTGCGCCAGTGCCCGCACCATCGTGTCGCGCCAGCGGGGGATCGGCACTTCGATGCCGAGGGCGTAGCGCAGGACGTTGCGGTCGAACATCGAGGCGTGCGCGGTGACGAGTTCGTTGTCGTCATGCAGCGCGTACTCCAGGCCGGCCGGCATGTGGGCATCGAGCGTGCGATCCCACAGATGCACCGGCCCGTCGTCGAGGGTGTAGGTGACGATCATCGCCTCGCACGACGCGGTGTAGCGGTAGGTGCCGTGTTTAATTGGCACCTCGGAAAAGGTCTCGAAGTCAAGCCAGAGCATGACTTGCTCCGAGAAGGCCGTTGCGCTGCTTCGCGTACCATTCGTTTTCAGGTCTCGACGCTCCGGAACTCCCCGCCGATGAAGCCAGTGGGCAGCGGGGCCGGTAATCAGCAGAGCCATTTCCGAGGACGCGGCCAGGACGCCCTCTAAGGATGAGACCACCCAACATCAAAGTCAGGCCAGCGAGGCGCCAGCGGCAGCGGCGGGGGAGGAGGCCATGCTGCCGAGCGCGCCGGCACCGATACCCTCGTCGAGCGGCGCGAAGTCGGAGTCACCCGCACGACCGGCGCCCGAGAACGCGTCGCCGTGGCGCGCGAACTGGAGACCGATCAGGCCGCAGCGGATGCCGGGGTTCTGGCCCGTCTGCCCGTAGATTTCGACCAGCGCATTGACGTAGCACCCGGCATAGGGCAGGCCGTCCGCTTCCTTCAGCACGCGCAGCTTGCCGGTGTCGGGGTCGATGTCCGGGCCGAGCACGGAGGGGGCGCCATCCGGCGCGCGACGGTGGGCAGAGAGATAGAGCTTGCCTGCGTAGCCGTCATAGGTCCGGGTGTTGCCGTTGAGGTAGCAGAACTTCCCGCTGTTGCCCTTGAACGCTTCGAGCATTACATCGGCCTTGGCGCCCCAGGTTTCAGAGGCGGCGGCACGGATCGCGGACTGGATCGTGGTGTCGTTGTCGCTGCCCGGATCGACGAGGAAGGTCGCGGAGTAACGGGGCTTTTTGTCGCCCGGCTGGTACTCCTCGGGGGTCCAGAGAACAGGGAAGGACAGGCGGACATTGGTGAGGTTGATACGCATGGCGGTGCTCCTATCGGAAAAATTTGGGGTGCGTCAGTCGGCCGTGATCTGCTGCGCGGTCGATGGCGCGGATGCGCTCGTGGGGGTTGCGGATGCCCGCTGCCGCGACAAGCGCATCGCGGATCGGGGGAGGGAGAACTCGGGACACGGGAATGAGCAACGGCTTCGCCGGTCCGTGTCCGAGAAAGCGGCGCCCGGTCATGCCAGCGCCTCCATTGCGGCCGTGTCGGGCACCGGAGCGAACGAGTCCTCGACCGGCTTGACATCGAGCGCCGGGCGGGGGTCGCTGGCGAGGGCGACGTGCGCCTTGCCGTTGCTCTGCGTGATGAGGGGCTGGAGCGCGGCCCACCGCTTCGGGGTCGCCTTGAGCAGCTTCTCGGCCGAGGTCGGGGAGATGAGCTTGAAGTCGTACATCTCCTCTTTCTTCAGGCGCATGCCCTTCATCTTCTTCTCGACCTCGTCGGCCAGGCTCCAGGCGCGCGGCCCCTTCTTCCCGGCGACGAGCTTGTAGCCGCCCTTGGGCGACGGCAGGGCCTCACCGCGCAGCAGGCGACGCTCGCCCTCGGCGCGGATCGCCTTGCACCAGTCCTCGATCAAATCGACGAGGTCCAGCTTGGCGCCGAGGTGCTCGATGCCCTCGACCTGGAGCAGGTGGTCCTGCATCAGGGTGTGGTCGGCCACGGTCGGGTTCTCGGCGATGACGTTGAAGGCGGCGCCGACCGCGTCCTCGACCGTCTTGCGGATCGCCGGGCACTTCGGCTTGGCCTTGCACCAGCGGCACGCATCCTCGGAGGGTGCGAAATACTTGGCGTGCAGTTCGCCGTACTGCTCGAAGTAGGTGTCGGCGGCCATGCAGCGCTCGCCGGCTTGGCGCACTTCGTTGGCGTAGGCATCGAGCCGCTCGCGGGTGCAGAGCCACTCCTGCGGGGCCGCGATCACACGAGGCTGGTGTATCACCAGGCGCACCCGCTGCGGGGCATAGCCGAGCATCTCGGCCAGTTGCAGGGTGCCCACGGCGTAGAGCAGCAGTTGCTTGTTCTCGACCGGCGAGACAGCGACACCGCGACCGAACTTGAGGTCGTGCAGTTGCAGTTCGCTGCCACCATCGGCCAGGATCACGGCGTCACCCGTGCCCTCGGCGCCTTCCTCGCCGGTAATGTGGCCGATGGGCAGGCGCTGCTCGACGAGGAGGTCGCCCTGCCCGCTGACGACGTACTGGCGCACGTTGTCGAGGTAGGTTTGCACATGCCCGGCCATGTCCTCGTCCACGTCGAAGTGGCGGACGACACGCTCGGTCCAGCCCTTCAGTAGCGGGGGGTCGGGGTTGACGCTCGGGCCGGGCCAATAGACACCGTTGAGGACCGTGAGCCGGCGGCCCAGGTAGGCGGCAGCATCGCTGCCGTCTTGCAGGCACATGGCCGCCAGCGCATGCGCGGCCGTACCCTCGTCGGTGTATTCGCTGCACGCATCGGGGCAGTCGGCAGAGAGGGCCGGGCTGGCGGCGCAGGCCATCCAGGTCTCGGCACCGCTCGGGGAGAGTCGCGCGTGGGCCATGTTACGCAGCCTTCAGCTTGAGCAGGTCGTCGCGCAGCGCGGCGTACTGCTCCGGCTTCGCCCCGGTCAGGTGGTACTCGGTCTTGCCTTCGGGCAGCAGGTTCTGCGCCTTGAGCCACGCCTGTGCCGCGGGAACGCCCTTGGTATTGACGTAGTCGAAGAAAACCTTTTTCAGGTCGTCATACGAGACCGGCGCGGAGTTCTCGGCCTTCGCGGCTGGCGCAGCGGAAGCCTCCTCAGTAGGCGGGGTAGAGGCAGCGGCCGGTGCCGTGTTCGCAGCCGCGATGGACTTCCCCACGCTCTCCGCGGCGGGGGCCGGTACGTGGGCGATGGCTGACTGCTTGGCGAGCACCTCGACGAGGCGATTGACGGCGGCCGTGTTGTCGGCCAGGGATTGTTCGAGTGACATAGTTACTCCTGTGTGGTGGTGATGAGGTCGGTGAGGCGGGGAAGGAAATCGCCAGCGTCTTCGGCGATCTCGATGAAGCGGTCGGCCAGATCGAGGCGGGACTTCAGGGTTTCGGCGGTGGCGATGCCGGCGGTGCCGAGCACTTCGACCAACTTCGCCAGGGTGTCGAGGTCGTAGTCGCCCACCATCTCACCGAGCATGTCGATATCGCTGGCGGAGAAGTTGCAGTTCTCGGCAGCTTCGACATAGGGCACCGCGTCGGCGGACTGATCGACCAGCGACTCGACCCACTCGATGAGGTAGGTCTCCAGCGCGGTCGAGGTGAGCGGGTTGTGGTCGGCACGCAGGGCGTTGATCGCATGCTGCGGGTCCATGCTCTTGAGCAGTTCGAGGGAGAGGCTCACGGCTGCACCTCCTCGACGATTGCAGTGCCTCGGTGCTGCTCGCACAGCAGCAGCAGGGCGCCCTTCCACTGGCGCCAGAACTTCAGGGCGCCGCGATCCATCTTGTTGATCGTGGCGTCGCCCGCCGCAGCCCATTCCTCGTGCGTGTGACGCTGGCATCCGATGCTCATGTATTGCGCGGTGATGAGAACCGACCACTTCAAGTTGAGCAGGGAGAGCGGTGCTTGTTTCAGCACTTCGCCGTGGAGGTTCGCGCCGCGGAGGTTCGCGCCGTCGAGGTACGCGCCGCGGAGGTTCGCGCCGCGGAGGTACGCGCCGCGGAGGTTCGCGCCGTCGAGGTTCGCGCCGTGGAGGTTCGCGCCGCGGAGGTTCGCGCCGTCGAGGTTCGCGCCGTGGAGGTACGCGCCGCGGAGGTACGCGCCGTCGAGGTTCGCGCCGTCGAGGTTCGCGCCGCGGAGGTTCGCGCCGTCGAGGTTCGCGCCGCGGAGGTACGCGCCGCGGAGGTTCGCGCCGCGGAGGTTCGCGCCGTCGAGGTACGCGCCGTCGAGGTTCGCGCCGCGGAGGGTCGCGCCGGCCTTAACTCCTGCCTCCAACGTCAGTCGTGTGGTGTTGTCATCGGCGTCATGCTCGAATAGCACCTTGCCGGCGAAGCGGCACTTGATTTCGATTTTCATGGTGGTGTCCTTTTCAACAGAGGCGCGCGAAGCGGGGGAGGAAGCAGTCCTCCAGCTTTCCGGTGAGGCGGTTGAGGTGGCGATTGATGCCTGCGATGTCGTGCAGGAAGTTCGAGGCATCGGCGTGGAGCATGTCGTCCAGGTGCAGCGGGCAACCGTGGTCGATGACGGTGATGAGGTCCATGACGACGGTCGCGTGGTCGGCCTCGCGGCCGTGCTGCTCGTAGAGGGCCGTAGCCCTCTCGGCGATCTTGCGGATAAGCTCGATGTCGTGGCGGGTCGTCATGTCAGACCTCCAGCACGATGAGGGCATCACGGACGGCGATCAGTTCGCCACGCAGGCGGTTCTCGCCGTGGTGGTCGTCGCCCTGCGCTTCGACCTTGGCGAACTCCCTGGCGAGTGCCTTCTCCGCGATGCAGAGGGCGGCGTGGGCCTTCTCGTCACGGCCCGCTAGTTCGTCGAAGAACTCCTGCGGACGCTCCTCGGCCTTGGCGCCGTCGAGCCATTGGTTGATATGCTTGCTGGTCGTCACCGACCACTTCTTGCTAGTACGGAACCAGCCACGGCCGGAGATGCAGCAGGCGACGGGGGTGTTGTAGGAGAACAGGACGGTGATGCGGGGAGCGTTGCCGAACTCGACCGAAGCGACGTTCGGGCTGATCTGGTGAAGTTTCATGGCATGGTCCTTTGGTTGTTGGTGGGTGAGAGCAGTTGCGAAATAAGCAACCACGGACGCATTAGAAGGCAACACGTGAGTTGCGTCAATAGAAACACGCCATGAAATGTTTTTATGGGGCGATAGACCGCCGTTTATGGCGGGCAACAAAAAGCCCGCGCGGGGCGGGCTTCAGGGGCGGAGCGGGGTCAGGCTACGGCAGGGAGTCGATGCGCACCCACCGCTCGCCCTTCGCGGTTTGCAGCTTGACGATGGGCGGCTTGACCTCGATCACCAGGCCCTGCGCGGTGCGGTCGCCGACCTTCGGCTCGCGGTCCTCGGTCTTCAAGGCCGTGCAGGTTTTGCCTTTGACGGGGGCGTTGGTGAAGATCACCTGTCCGGTGTCGTCGGTGCACTTCTGCATGTGCACGACTCTGCGGAACTCCGGCGGCTCGGCGGCCTGCGCCGCGGTGGCGAGGAGCAGGGCAAGGGCGAGGGCTGTCTTCATACGTCCATCTCCATGCGCTTGACGACGCCACAGAATACCGCATCCGGCGCCAGTTCGAGGATCGGGTAGCGTGGGTTGAGCGGCTTGAGGTAGCGCCGGCCACCGTCCTGCATCAACTGCTTGAAGGTGGCCTCGTCGCCGTTCTGGCGCACGATCACGAAGGCGCCAGGCTCGGGCGACTCGTCGGGCTCGACGATCAGGATCGCGCCCTCCGGGAACTTGGGCTCCATGCTGTCGCCCCGCACCCGCAGCGCGTAGGTGTGAAGCCGCACGCGGTAGGTCGTGGCGATCCGCTCGCCGACGCCGGGCGGGTTGTTGTCGATGACGGCCTGCATCTGTCCGGCCTGCACCCAGGAGACGAGCGGCACGGTGCCCTGCACGTCGGGGCCGAGCTCGGTGTTGCTGAAGAAGTCGCCGGGGTGGGTGCCGAGGATGTTGGCGAGCCGCCACAACATTACCGGCGTTGCTGACTGCTTGTTGTTCTCGATCTTCGACAGCGTGCTCTTGTGCACGGCCAGATGGTCGGCCACCTGTTGCAGTGTCAGGCCCTCGCGCTCACGCAGCCGGCGGATGGTGTCGCCGATCTTGTGGTCGTATCGCGGGTTATCGAAAATCTTTTCATTGCCCATCAACCCCTTATACGCCAATTTTGCGAATAGCGCAACTTCTGCCCGTATTCTCTGCTTGACTCCGGGTTGCGCATTCGGCAACATGCGCGGCAACTCAACGACGGAGCCCCCATGAATACCCCCCTCAAAACCGTCCGCCTGAAGCGCGGACAGACCCTGCGCCAGGTCGCCGATGCGGTAGGCACCGACGTGGGCAACGTCAGTCGGATGGAGAACCAGAAACAGGGCGTCGCCCCGGCGATGGCGGAGAAGCTCTCCAAGCATTTCGGCGGCGAGATCACCGAGCTTCAAATTCTCTACCCCGAGCGTTTCATGGAGGCCAAGCCGTGAGCGACGACACCAAGCGCACCCCGGAGGAACTCGATGCCCTGCGCGCCCGGTACGAGCGGGCCGCGCGCAGCCTCGACACTGTGCTGACGGCCATCAACACGCTCGACGTGGCCTCGCAGAACGCCATCACCGACACCGCGCTGCGCCTGCTGCGGATCGCCGAGAAGGCGGGCGAGCACGGTCCGTTCGCGTTGCTGCTCGCCAGCGCGCAACTGACGCTCGACCTGACGCCGTCACCGGAGGCTGAGCCCGCGGAAGATAAGCCCGAGCCGTCACGCATCCTGCTGCTGCATTGAGGGGGCGATCATGGGCTACGGCGCCTCGCAAGAGGACTGGCTTCACTTTTCCCTAATGCTCGGGCTCACGCCGGACTTGCTGCCGGTGGTGAGCAACCCCGGCGCAACCATCTCGCCCGAGTCGAAGATGCGCGACGTGGGCAAGACCCCGAGCCGCTACAACCGGCAGCGCCATGTCGCCGGTATCAAGGATTGGACCTCGAACACCAGCACGCCCGAGGACATCGAGCGGTGGAGGAAGGAACCCGACTATGGAATCTGCATACAGACGCGAAGGGTACGCGCCCTTGATTTCGATATTACTGACGCAGCCCAGGCCGCTGCCCTATACCATCACTGCGCCCATCTCGGCCTCCCGTGCCGCCGACGCGACAACGCGAGCAAGTTCCTCCTCGCCTTCACCCTCGAAGGCGACTTCACCAAGCGCACCATCCGCACCGCGCACGGCATCATCGAGTTCCTGGCGACGGGCCAGCAGTTCGTGGCCTGCGGCACGCATCCGAGCGGCGCGCGTTATGAGTGGGAGCACGGGTTGCCTGAGACACTCCCGGCACTCACCGCGGAGGAGTTTGAGAGCCTGTGGCGGGTTCTATCGGAAAACTTCGCGGTAGCTCCGACCACGGAGGCGGCCCCGTCGTCGCGCAAGGCGGTGCTCACCCAGGCGCACGAGAACGACCCCGTAGTTGCGGGCCTGTTCGAGCGCGGCATCGTGCTCTCGACCGAGCGCGACGGGCGGCTCAACATCACCTGTCCCTTCAGCGAGGAGCACACCACGGAGTCGGCCGAGTCGGCGACCGTCTATTGGCCCGCACACACGGGCGGCTTCGAGCGCGGGCACTTCGACTGCCGGCATGCGCACTGCGAGCACCGGACCGACTTCGAGTTCCTCGACCGGCTTGGGATGTCCGATGTCGGCGCCGTCGAGTTCGAGCCGCTCACGGACGGCCACCACGAGCCCTCCAGCGCCCCCGACGAGATGGGCTTCACCGAGACATCCCCGACACCGGCTGCGCCTGCCAGCATCCCGGAGAAGGCCCCGCGTTTCGTGTTCCAGTCAGCCGACGAGTTCGAGCAGGGGCCGCCGCCCGAGTGGATCGTCAAGGGCATCCTGCCCCGCGCCACGGTCGGCGTGATCTTCGGCGACCCCGGCAGCGGCAAGTCCTTCCTCGCGCTCGACCTCGCGGCAGCCGTGGCGGAAGGCGAGGAGTGGTGCCAGCGGCGTGTCGAGCAGGGCTTCGTGGCCTACATCGCCGCCGAGGGGGCGCACGGCTTCAGGAACCGGATCAAGGCGCTGCGCGGTGAGCGTGGAGCGGCCCTGCGCGATCTGGTCGTGCTGGCCGATGCGCCGAACTTCAGCAAGCACGAGGACGTGGGCCTCGTCGTCGAGGCGCTGCGCCCCTTCAAGCGCCGGGTGTCGATGATCGTGGTCGATACGCTGGCCCAGGTCACGGCCGGCACGAACGAGAACAGCGGCGAGGACATGGGCGTGGTGCTCGCGCACTGCCGGCTGCTGCACAAGGCGACGGGGGCCCTGGTGGTGCTGGTCCATCACTCGGGCAAGGACGACAGCAAGGGCGCGCGGGGCTGGTCCGGCATCAACGGCGCGGCCGACGTGATGGTCAAGGTCGAGCGCCTCAACGAGCGCCGCAGCGCCACCATCACGAAGATGAAGGACGGCGAGGACGGCGCCAGCTTCGCCTTCGAGTTGCGCACCGTCGTGCTCGGGGAGGACTCGGACGGCGAGCCGATCAGCAGTTGCGTGATCGAGCACACGGGCCGCGAGCGGGTGCCGAGCGCACGCAAGCAGAAGATGGGCGACCGGGAGCGCGGGGTGTTCGACAAGGTGCGCGAGGTGCTCGACCTGGCGACCGGCCGGGTGGCGATGGACAAGGCTGTCGAGGCGTGTATTGAGGTGTTCGAGCACGTACCCGGAGAGCGGGACCAACGCAAGGGACAGGTGCATCGAGCGATAAAACGGCTGGTCGAGAAGGGCAGGTTACTGCTCGACGGGGAGCAACTCGGACTCGCGGAGGCCACATGAAGACGACAGTAAGCGGCCGGGAGTGGGTGCTGGTAGGTGAGGAGCCCTACACCCGGAGAGACGGCACCACAACGGCGGTGCTGGTGTGGCGAGCGGATTGCGCGAAATGCGGCGCCCCGTTCGAGATCAGGACGCCCCGGTCATGGCAGACCTCCAAAGCGTTCGGGGTGAAGCACTGCCCGGCGCACCGGATGACGAAAGAGGAGGTCAGAAAGAACTTCGGGGAGGTTGTCAGGCGGCGCGCGAAAGAGAGGAGGGAGCAAGGTCGTGAGTAACTGCACGCAAAAAGCTACGTGCTACACGCTACACGAAGCTACAAACTCGCTACACGTAGCTTTGGCAAGGCGTCAGGTGATGCTACACGATGCTACACCCCCCGTATACGGGTGTAGCAGATGTAGCACCGATGCGGGGTAGCCATGAGCAAACGCGCAAAAATTTACTCGAAAAGGAAGTCGCAAAAAACAACGAACGGAAAAGGCTACCCGGTCGGCGAGAGTCACCAGCGGTCGAGGTGGAGCGACCACGAGGTTGAGCTTGTGCTGGCGCTGCACGAGTCCGGGATGCCATCCCGGCAGATCGCAGCGAAGCTCGACATCCCTCGGCGGACGGTCCGGGACTACCTCGCCGGCAAGTGCCGGTGCCAAACCGCGGGCGTATAACTCGGAGCCGGGCCGCTATCGTGGCGGCATGGAATTCAATCCGATCATTGCCGAGAAAATCTGCGAGCGCCTTGCCGGGGGTGAGTTCCTGCGGACCATGTGCCGCGAGGAAGGGATGCCGAGTTGGCAGTCCGTGTATCGGTGGATGGATGCAGACCCTGAGTTCGCCGGAGCAATCGCGCGCGCTCGGGTTTCGGGCTTCGATGCCCTGGCCGAGGACAGCGTGCTCATGCTCGACGAGGCCCCTGCGCGTTGCGACACGCAGTTCGGCGACAAGGTCGACCCCGGCCATGTGCAGTGGCTGAAGAACCGCGCCGAGCAGCGCCTGAAGCTGCTGGCGAAGTGGTCGCCGAAGAAGTACGGCGACAAGCAGGAAGTGACCCACAAGGTCGAAGACGCCACGACCGAACGGCTCTTGCAGGGCCGCACCCGCACGGGTGGATAGCCAAGCCTACGACAACGAACTGGCGGGCGAGGTCTCCCGCTTCTACGCCGACCCGCTCGGCTTCGTGCTGTTCGCGTATGACTGGAGCAACGACCCCGCACTGCGGGTCGTCAAGCTGCCCGAGCCCTGGTGCCTGATCTACAACTCCGAATACGGCCCCGACAAGTGGGCGTGCGAACTGCTGGAGCGCATCGGCGCTCAAGTACGGGAGCATAAATTCGACGGCCGCAATCCGGTGGCCGCGATCCGCGAAGCCATCGTCTCGGGCCACGGCATCGGCAAGAGCGCAATCACCGCCTGGCTGGTGAATTGGATCATGTCGACGCGCCCCCAGGCGCACGGCACCGTGACGGCCACGACCTCCGATCAGTTGTCGTCGAAGACGTGGGCCGAGATCGCGAAGTGGACGAAGCGCTGCATCACGGGGCATTGGTTCGACGTGAATACGGGCCGGGGCAACATGACCATGCGCCACAAGCGCCACCCCGAGTCCTGGTACTGCAACGCGCAGACCTGCAAAGAGGAAAACAGCGAAGCCTTCGCTGGTCAGCACGCGGTCGATTCGACCTCGTTCTACATCTTCGACGAGGCCAGCGGCGTGCCCGACGCGATCAAAGAGGTTGCCGAGGGCGGCCTCACGGACGGCGAGCCCATGATGTTCGCATTCGGCAACGGCACCCAGGCGACGGGCTGGTTCCGCGAGTGCTTCCGCAACCAGCGCCATCGCTGGAACACGCAGCACGTCGATTCGCGTGAAGTGCAGATCACGAACAAGCTGTTCCTCAACGACCTCATCGAGGATTACGGCGTCGACTCGGACTTCGTCAAGGTCCGTGTGCGCGGCATGTTCCCCTCGCTGTCGGTCAAGCAATACATCTCCGAGGCCGACGCGGATGCGGGCTTCAAGCGCCACCTCTCGACCGCGCAGTACGGCTTCGCGCCGAAGATTCTGACCTGCGATCCCGCATGGGAGGGCGACGACGAACTCGTGATCGGCCTGCGCCAGGGCCTGCGCTTCGACGTGCTCGAAACCATGCCGAAGAACGACAACGACATGATCGTGGTGGGCAAGCTGGCGCGCTACGAGGACGAGAAGGGCGTCGATGCAGTCTTCATCGACGGCGGCTTCGGCACCGGCATCGTGAGTGGGGGCAAGACACTCGGGCGCAACTGGCAACTGGTGTGGGCCAGCAGTGAGTCACCCGACGAGGGCTGCCTCAACATGCGCGCCTTCATGCTGCAATCGGTGCGCAACTGGCTCAAGTCCGGGGGCAGCTATGGCGACCAGGCGCTACACGACGAGATGCTCGCCCCGGAGATCGTGCCCCGCATGGACGGCAAGCTCCAGATCGAGGCGAAGAAGGACATGAAGCGCCGCGGCGTGCCCTCGCCAAACCGGCTCGATGCCCTCGGCCTGTCGTTCGCCTACCCGGTCGCGCCCAAGCAGTCGGCAAGCCCGTGGTCGGAGGAGGGGGCGGATAACTCTGAGAGCCGTGAGTACGATCCTTTAGCAACCAACTGACCGAAGGGGTAGCCCCGTGTGTGGATCAATCATAACCGCCATCGTCGGCGGCCTCGCCAGCGCCATCGGTTCCAGCATCTTCAAGCAGGAACAGCCGGCCGTGCAGGCGCCCGCTCCGGTACAAGCTCCAGCAGCCGCGCAAGCCGCGCAACAGCCTGACGAGGTCGCCCGCCGCGCCTCGGCGGCAGCCGTCGCCGCGACCGATAGCCCGGCCAACACCTTGCTGACCGGCCCCGGCGGCGTGAGCCTCGCCGAAACGAAGTCGAAGCTCGGCAAAAACAACGCCCTCGGCGAGTAACAGGTGCCGACCTCCAGCCTGTCGCCCGTCAAGTCCAAGCTCCTGCGCGTCGGTGAGTTGCGCCAGGAGCGCGCGACGTGGATCGCCCGCTACCGGGAGATCAGCCAGTACCTGCTGCCCTACTCGGGGCGCTTCTTCCCGCAGGACCGCAACCGCGGCGACAAGAGCTTCAACTCTATCTACGACTCGACGGCCACGCGCGCCGCGCGCATCCTCGCTGCCGGGCTCATGGCCGGCGTGACATCGCCCGCGCGTCCGTGGTTCCGGCTGGCAACGCCGGACCCCGACCTCAACAAGGCGACAGCGGTGAAGCAATGGCTGGCCGACGTGGCGCAGTTGATGCGCGACATCTTCGCCAAGTCGAACACCTACCGCTCGCTGCATTCGCAGTACGAGGAGCTTGGGGCCTTCGGCACCGCGGCCTCGATCATCGACGACAACTACGACACGGTGGTGTGGCACACGCCGCTGACAGCCGGCGAATACATGATCGCCACCGACGACCTCGGCCGCGTCAATCGGCTCGCCCGCGAGTACGAGATGACGGTGTCACAGATGGTCGAGAAGTTCGGCATCGCCAAGTGCAGCCCGACCGTGCAGTCGATGTATACGAGCAACAGGCTCAGTTCCTGGATTCCGATCACCCACGTCGTCGAACCGCGCGGCATCGGCGAGCGCGACTTCCACAGCCCGCTGGCGAAGGACATGGCGTGGGCGTCCTACTACATCGAGGCCGGCGCCAACAACGACAACTACCTGCGCGAGTCCGGCTACCCGGACTTCCCGGTGCTGCCCCCGCGGTGGAACGTGCGCGGTGGCGATGTCTACGGCCACGGCCCGGCTTTCGAGGCGCTGTGCGACGTGAAGGGCTTGCAGCAGGAGCAGCTTCGCAAGAGCCAGGCCATCGACTACCAGACCAAGCCTCCGCTCCAGATGCCGACCGCGCTGAAGGGCCAGGGCAAGGGTACGCTGCCCGGCGGCGTGGTGTATTTCGATCAGGTCGGGTCGGGCAACGCGATCAAGTCGCTGTTCGACGTGCGCCTCGACCTTGGCGCGCTGCGCGAGGACATCATCGAGGTGCAGCACCGTATCGACCGCGCCTTCTACGTCGATCTGTTCCTCATGCTGGCCGATATGGATTCGCGCCAGCCCGTGACCGCGACCGAGATCGCCGAGCGCAAAGAGGAGAAGCTGCTCATGCTCGGCCCGGTGCTGGAGCGCCTGCACGACGAGTTGCTCTCGCCGATGATCGACACGACCTTCGCCAAGATGGTCCGCTCCGGCATCCTGCCCCCGCCACCGCCCGAGATGCACGGCGTCGAACTTACGGTGCAGTTTATCTCGGTGCTGGCCCAGGCGCAGCGCGCGGTGGGCTTGGGCTCGATGGACCGCCTGCTCGGCACCGTGGCCTCGATGGCGCAGTTCAGGCCCGAGGTGCTCGACAAGATCGACACCGACGAAGTGGTGGATCGGTACAGCGACATGCTCGGCGTCGATCCCGCGATCATCGTCGCCGACGACAAGGTCGCACTGATCCGCAACCAGCGCGCGAAGCAGGCCGAAGCAGCACAGGCCGCGGCGAATGCGCAAGTGGCCGCCGAGACGGCATCCAAGCTCGGCAGCATCGACACCAGCAAGCCCAACGCCGCGACCGACCTCATGGCCGGATTGACGGGCTACAACTGACGGAGGCCAGCATGGTCAACATGGAAATGACGAAGGAAGAAGCGAAAGAGTACGGCGGCCTGTGCTGCGCTGGTGACAGCGAGGACAAGGGACCGAAGTACCCGTGGGGCTTGCAGATCAGCCTCGATGACGGCTCGCTGGAGAAGCTCGGCATCACCGAGTTGCCGCCGGTCGGCACGACGATGCTGGTGCAAGCGCAGGTCACGGTCACGAGCGCGAGTTCGAGCCAGCGCCAGAGCGGTGACGTTGAGCAGCGCGTCGAGCTTCAGATCACCGACATGGAACTCTCGCCGCCTTCCAGCGACGACAAGCGCGCATCGCGCCTCTACGGCGGTGCGGGCGGATAACTCGCCAACGCACGCCTAGCATCCATGACCAGAGACACGGAAGTCGACCCGCACGATTTGGCTGGTCAGGAGGCTACGGCAGCCGCTACGGCAGCCGAGGAGCGCCGCCAGGCCCAGGTCGCGATCAGCGATTTTCAGTGGCTTATGAAGCAGAGGCAGTTTCGCAGGTTCATGTGGGGCTTATTGATGGAGACCCACGCGCTCGAAAGCATCGCCCCGAGTGACGCCATGCAGATGTCGTTCCTCGAAGGGGTCCGGTCGGTCGGCGTGTCACGGCTCCGCAGCATCCTCAACCTATGCCCTGAGAGACTCATCGAAATGCAGAAGGAGAACTTGAGCAATGGCTGACACCGCACCCGAAGCAACGAGCACCACGACGACTGACGCACCCGTCGACGAGCCTACCATCACGCTGCCCGACCAGGCACCGGCCCCCGCTGCGCCCGAAGCGCCCACGGAGCCTACCGCCGAGGAGAAGGTCGCCGAGGAGGCACGCCGCGCTGCGCTGACGGACGAGGAGCGAACTGCCGAGGACACCGCGAAGGCTGAAGCCGAGGCGAAAGCCAAGGAAGAAGCCGCGGCAAAGGCTCCCGAGAAGTACGAAGCCTTCAAGCTACCCGACGACGTGCAGAGCGTCGCGGAGACGCTGGAGGAGTTCACGGGGCTGGCGAAGAAGCACAACCTGTCGCAGGACGCCGCCCAGGAGTTCGTCGACATGGGCGCCAAGCTTAACCAGCGTTTCGTGCAACAACAGCAGGAGGTCATGGCGCAAGCCAAGGCCGAGTGGACGAAGCAGTCGATGGCCGACAAAGAGTTCGGCGGCGAGAAGGCGAAGGAAAACATCGGGGTCGCCGAGACGGCGATCAAGGCGTGGACCACACCCGAGTTTCGCAAGCTGCTCAAGGATAGCGGTCTCTCGCAACACCCCGAGATGATCCGCACGTTCTTCCGCGTCGGCAAGGCCATGCAGCCCGACAAGACCATTCCTGCAAATCAGGCGGGAGCCGTTCGCGACGAAAGCGACGAAGCCCGCGCTAACCGCCTTTACGGAACCACCGCGAAGGCGGCCTGACTCTCAAATCGCATAGGAGAAATGAATCATGGCAACTCTTGGTCAAAGCGGTAAGGTCACACTGCTCGATTGGGCGAAGTCCGTCGACCCGCAAGGCAACACCGCCGACGTGGCGGAACTGCTCGCGCAGCAGAACGAAATCCTGATCGACATGCCCTTCGTCGAAGGCAACATGCCGACCGGCCACCGCCACACGATTCGCACCGGCATGCCGGCGGCGATCTGGCGCCAGATGTACCAGGGCGTGCCTCCGGGCAAGTCGAACCGCGCGACGGTCGATGACGCCTGCGGCATGCTGGAGGCCCGCGCCGAGGTTGATTGCGAAATCGCAAACCTGAACGGCAACACCTCGGCCTTCCGCCTGTCGGAAGCCGACGCCTTCATCGAGGCGATGAATCAGGCGATGGCGCAGACCCTGTTCTACGGCAACACGGCGACGAACCCCGAGCGCTTCATGGGCTTCGCCCCGCGCTTCGGCACCATCTCCGGCGCCACCAACGCGCAGAACATCATCGACGCAGGCGGCACCGGCAGCAACAACACGTCGGTGTGGCTGGTGGTGTGGGGTCCGAAGTCGGCCTTCGGCATTTTCCCGAAGGGCTCCAAGGCTGGCCTGTCCCACAAGGACTTGGGCGAGATCGACGCCTTCGACAGCAACAACAACCGCTACCGCGCCTTCGGCGACATCTGGCAGTGGAAGATGGGCCTGACCGTGCGCGACTGGCGCTACATCGTGCGCATCTGCAACATCAACGTCACTGACCTGACCACCCAGGCCACCACCCAGGCCAGCACCGCCGCCACCCTGCTCATCAAGTTGATGATCAAGGCCCTGGCCCGCGTGCCGTCCATCGCCACCGGCCGCGCCGTGTTCTACGCGAACCGCACCGTGAAAGAGATGCTCTCGATCATGGCCTCGGACCGCTCGCAGAACATCCTCGGCTTCCGTCAGAGCGTCGAGCAGTTCGGCGCCGTGACGCCGGGCAGCGTCGGCAATGCCGATCTGGTGTTCCAGGGCGTGCCGGTGCGCACCGTCGATCAGCTTCTGCTGACCGAAGCCCGCGTCGTCTAAGCCGCGAAACCACTCACAGGAGAAAAGCAATGATTATCGACCTGCAAACCACGTTCTCCGGCTCGACTGCGGCAGACGGCACCAAGACCGGCCAAGCCATCACGGCGACCGCCATCTCCGCCAACGTGCTCGACCTGCGCAACGCCGCAACGCCGACCACCCAGGACGAGGGCCTGACCTTCCCCGAGTCCTGGCTGATCGTGCAAGCGACGGTCGCAGCGAACGGCGCCGATTCGGCGAAGACGCTGACGATCACGCTGGAGTCGGCGACCGACACCGGCCTGTCGTCCGGTCCGGTGGTGCATTACTCGTCCGGCGCCATCCTCGGCTCGGCGATCACGGCCGGCGCGACCCTCGTGCGCATGCAACTGCCCTCGGCGGACTACAAGCGCTACATGGGCGTGCGCTACACGGTGTCGGCGGCTTTCACGGCCTTCAACGTGCTGGCCTACCTCGTCAACACGTTGGATCGCAACGTGCCGATGCCTGTCGGCTACACCGTCAGCTAAGACGGACAGGGAGGGCTTCCTTCGGGCGGCCCTCCCGCCGTTTCCTCTAACCAACGGAGACACCCATGAGCAAAGTGCGCGCAGTACA